TTAGATTCTGCTGATAGACAACCGACTGCATGTCAAACTCGGCCCTCATCTGCTCCATCGCATAGCCCGACATCGCTGGGTCAGCAAAATTGTCAGGAAGGCCTGGGTCAGCTACATCCTTCACAGCTTCTCTGGTCTCTGCCGCTAGATCGCGCATCCCTTGAGGTAGGTCTGCCGTAGGCATCATCCCTGCCGGACCCATAGGCAGATCAGCGCCAGAGGCATCCTTACGCTGCTGCAGATAATACGGGTAGTTGTTGTCGGCGCCAGTCTCCTCGTACATAGACTCGAACCCAGCAATCTGCTCAGGAAAGAATATAGGCTTAGGACGAGGCGATCGGCTAACAATGTCAGCCAGATAGGACAGCATAAAGTTTCTGAGACGCTGTGGATCCTTGGCAAGACGGACAACGCCCTCCCAAATTTCCTCGCCCTCTACGAATGTGTGCTCCCCGTAGGTGTGGACAACCGGAATGTGAGTGCCTGGAACGTCCTCTACCTTCAGAATCTCCTCACCGGATGCAATGTACCGTTTAACCTGCCATCTCTTAATAGACTTCTCAGAGACTATCTCGTAGCCCTGCTCGATGAGCTCGTCCATGATCGACACATCAGAGTTCTCTCCGGCCTTCAGCAGATCAGACTCGCGCAGCAGTAGCTCTTGGCCCATCGGGTCAGAGAATGTCAGAACCTTGTCTTTGATCTTAGTGCGATGATAGAAGCGAACAATGTAGAACAACTGGTTCTGGCCGGAGATCCACGGAAAGGTGTAGCTCTGCTCTGGACTGGAAAAATTAGCTGGGGCGCCGGTAGTAGTATTTCCAGTTAACTCCTCGTAGAGCTCTTGATATCCATCCTTAGTGAATGGCTCAAGGATGCTCCAATTACGAGCATCAGACTTGTCCAAGCTCTTCGCGTTCGCGTCAGGGAAGCTGTTGTTATTAGCCTCGTAGATTGGCCTGCGGCGAATAACCTGATTCCGGTCACCTGCATTGTTCGTCTGGTACTCAGTAAATAGCTCCCACCCGCCGACTCCACAATCCACGCATTCTAGTGCCGCATTATCATAAGACTCTAGTGTGCTGTTGCGTCTGTCTTCGGTTAGATAGAGGCCATCAATGAGCTCTGCCCCATCATCGCGCTCGTCATCAAGCGGGACAAAGTCTATCTGGATAGGGTTAGACCTGAGATCCGCGATAATCTTTCGGGTAGCCTTGCGAATAAGGTTGAACTCGCCGCGATACTGAAGTTGGCTATCGCTTAATAAACCATCGTCCCATTGACTAACACGAGAAAATACGCGGTCATCAGCAGCTCGTTCACGGGTAACTTGATTTGCCTGAAAGTTTTGATCATGCAGGCGCTTCAACTCTTCAAGAGTAAGATCGGCCATCAGAATATTCTCTTATTGTACGACTGGGTTAATAGTTTCCCAATTGGAGACAGTTGTGCTTACTCAATTCTTTTTCATTGAATCTACGGAAGGTCATTAATCAGCCTATCGTCTATGAATAGTTGAAATAGGAAGCGGTATATGCACGTTTGTATGATTATAAGCCGGAATGTGCCTGAATGTCTGCATTGCTGAGTCGAATAAATTTGGAGAGGTTATCCTGAACCTAGACCCCTTCATCTCCTGCTTAGTGTATAGCTCGTTCAGCCCATTACTATTGGGCTTTATGGGCAGTCGGCAGGTCTCGGCCCGTAGCTTAGGAAGTAGGGCTATATCACTGCTAAAACTTATACACAGGTCTGGATCCGCAAACTCACCAAAAACTACCCACCGATAAGTCCTATATATTCGGTCCCTAAACTCCCAGGCGTACTGGCCCCGCTTATTTCTAAATGTGTCCTTTATTTTTTGTTGATGGTGGACGGGGTTCGCTAGGGAAGGTTTGTAGATTGAGTCAGGATTGTCGGGTGATTCTGCTGCATTGAACACAGATAGCTGAACAGCCTTACCAGAGAAGTCCTTAGCCATCTGCTCGCCAAGGCCTGCCCCCATTCCATTGCCGTCCCATGAGAACGCATCAACACCGTGCTCTATTGCGAGATTTGCAGCCCAGTGACCGCCCTCATTGACATCACCATCGATCTTCTCCTGAATGTCCATGACCACTGAGCCGTGCCGCATAGCGTAGCCCTTCGAGTCTGGACCTCGGTCTGATGGGTCATGACTGGCAACTTTTGCGCCTCGTGGCTCCCAGCCTAGACGGATGTGGCTATCCACGCAGGCATCAAACCATTCGGCCATGACTAAGGCCGAGTCAACTGAGTCATTGAAATGCCCTAGCCAAACGTGATCGTACATTGCCTGGGGAAGGTTGGCCTCATCCCACAAACGCTCATCCTCAAGCCCAGATTCTCCAAACCACGGGTTGTCAGTGTAGTTCACTCTGAGGATAAGGTGCAGAGTGTCCTCAAATATGCCGTTGGCTTCAAGCTCTGACATGTAGGGCATCAGGAATCTCTTGCTGAAGGGATCTTCACTACTGCCAGGGTTCGCCACGAAATACATCTTAACTGGCGCTGTGCTTGAAAGGATGTCGCTAATCTCTTCTTTGAGCGAAGGCTCTTCGTCCTTGGGCTTGAACTGAAGCGGCAATCCTTTGTTGGGCTTGGCACGAACAGTCGGGGTGAGTGCTCTGAGAGAGTCGGCGCTAGTTGTCTGACTTTCTTCCATCCAGAAATTAGTAAATCCGTGTGCCGATTTGATGCTGTCAGTTGACCTGGCAAGCCCAGCAAACTCGAATGCGCCCTTTTCATTATTGCTGATCGCATGATTGAGCACCTCAAAGCCGGTAAACTCTAGCCGCTCGATCTCCTCCTTGAGCAGTGAGTGTACTGAGTTGCGAATAGAGGATTGATATTCGCGCAGGCAGTATGTCTTGTGTCCGTTGTCCCTATTGTCACCCAGAACTATGTCACCCACCCCAATAGACTTCCCAGATCCTCGTCCCCCGTACACGACATTGAATCTCTTCGTGCTAGTAACTACCCTCTCCATTATCTTCGCTAAATATATCTGGACCTTCTCCTGGCTTTCTACCCAAGTCGCTGAACTTCTGTCGTAGACTATGGAATGCAAAAACCCTTTCTCAGGGCATACAAAGCCGTAGACTGTCGAGTCTCTAATAATACCCCTGTCCTTGAGCTCTGATGTGTATCGCAGCTCTAGCTCTGCCTCAATAAACTGTTCCTCTGCGTTCATCAGTGGACATCTGCCTTTGTGATCGGGCTCTGTCCTCGAATCTCTCTAAGCCTCGCCTCTAGGTCTTCGGTTGGCATGTCCTTGATCTCGTTCTTGTTCGTGTTCTCGATCTTCTCTGAGTATCCGTGCTTGCCCAGTACCAGCTTAGTAATAGCTGAGTTGAACTTACCATCCACACCCTTCTGGACCAGGATAAATTCTCCCAATTCGTTTGCACGAGCCAATATGTCAATAATTGGTTGATTGTCCTCCGTGCGCCACTTGTAAAGAACCTGCCTGCTTACCCCTAAATAGATAGCCAAAGATAGTACGCTTGGGAAAGTGTGATCCTCTTGATTCTTCCACCCTCCATCGAGATAGTCTTCCGCCATTTTGACAAGCTCTGGCGTACAAAGTGTGGGCCTGCCTGGCTTTGATTTTACCTTGTTTTCAACAATTTCTATGTCATTTTTAGTAGATTTGATCATTCATAACGCCCTGAAGAAGTGATTATTAGTGGAAATACCCCTAGTTTACATATTTCTCACATTCATTCATACAAATAGCTTGTTTGTCCGTACATATTAGGTATAATTAATACTCACTTAAACAACAAAGGGGCAGCAAGATGAAGTTTACTAAACTACAAATTGAAATCATTAATGACCGCACGGAACTACCTTGCGCTATGTCAGAAGTTCTGGCCGATGAATTCGGTATCGGCTTCAATCTAGCCGAAGATATTGTCGATGAAAATCTACCAAATCTTATCAAGAAGCTAGAAGCCGAGAAGCCGCTGAATATGTATGAAGCATCGCTTGCTCT